AATATTTTTTAATATCCATGTTATATTTTGTGGTTCTCCTAGCAATGCTGAAAAAATGGCTCTTTATTTAATGAAGAAAGTTTATGAAATCCAAAGCTCAACAAACACAAATATTTGAAGATGCCTGGTTAGGATTAGGCGATCTATCAGAATTAAAAATTGATCAAAATTTAATGATCAATAGATTAAAAGAAGATATAGAAAATCCTGATTTGCATTTATTAAGAATTATAAATAATCCTAGATATTTAGGATCTACTTGCAAACTACTTTTTGGTATCGAGCTTCATCCTATACAAATTGCTATTTTACAAGAATTTTGGATACGAGCATTTCCAATGTTTATTGCTAGTCGTGGTTTCGGAAAATCATTCCTTATGGCATTGTATTGTATATTAAAATGTACATTTGTTCCTGGTACAAAAATTGTTGTAGTAGGAGCAGCATTTAGACAGAGTAAAATCATTTTTGAATATATGGAAAACATTTGGAAAAGTAGTCCCATATTAAGAAGCATATTTAATAGTAATGATGATGGTCCAAGAAGAGACGTAGACAGATGTACTATACGACTAGGAGATAGTTGGACAGTGGCTATTCCTATGGGCGACGGCAGTAAGATCAGAGGACTCAGAGCTCATATTATTATTGCTGACGAATTTGCATCTATATCTCCAGATATTTACGAAACTGTAGTCTCAGGATTCGCGGCCGTTAGCGCTAATCCTATACAAAATGTAAAAGATGAAGCTAAGAAAAAAGCTATGATAGAATCTGGAGTATGGAATGAAGAACTAGCAGCCCTAGATATTAAAATGGGTAATCAGGCAATTATTTCAGGAACAGCCGATTATGCCTTTAAGCATTTTGCTTCGTATTGGAAAAGATATAAGCAAATTATTTCTAGTCAAGGAGATCCTCAAAAATTACAAGAAATATTCAAAGGAGAAGTTCCAGATAATTTTAATTGGAAAGATTATTCTATCATCAGAGTACCATACGAATTAATTCCTAAAGGATTCATGGATGACAAACAAGTAAGTAGAGCCAAGGCTACTATTCATACAGGAATATATAATATGGAATATGCGGCATGTTTTACTGAAGATAGTGAAGGATTTTTTAGAAGAAGTTTAATAGAAAGTTGTGTTACAAGTGATACTAAGCCAATCGTCATAGAAAATAAACCAATAGTATTTGATGCTGTCGTAAAAGGTCATCAAGATCATAAGTATGTTTATGGAATAGATCCGGCTAGCGAGCAAGATAATTTTAGTATAGTTATATTAGAAACACATGCTACTCATTCTAGAATAGTTTATTGTTGGACTACTAATAGAAGTAATTTTAAAGAAAGACAAAAAACCGGATTAATTAAAGAGCATGATTTCTATGGATTCTGTGTTAGAAAAATTAGAAATTTAATGAAAACATTTCCATGTAGCAGAATAGGCCTGGATGCCCAAGGAGGAGGAGTAGCAATAGAGGAAGCATTACACGATCCATCAAAAACAGAAGATGGAGAAAATTTAATTTGGCCAATCATAGATGATAATAAACCTAGAGATACTGATGATCAACAAGGATTACATTTAATAGAACTCATACAATTTGCCAAAGCAGAATGGACGGCCCAAGCTAATCATGGATTAAGGAAAGATTTTGAAGATAAAACATTACTTTTCCCAAGATTTGATGCAATGACTCTAGGATTAGCTTTAGATCAAGAAGGACGAGATATTATGGAGAGCGATCTTAATCCCATATACGATAATTTAAGCGAATGTATATTAGAAATAGAAGAGCTTAAAAATGAACTTACAACTATTATAATGACACAGACAAGCACAGGACCAAATGCTAGAGATAGATGGGATACTCCAGAAATCAAACTACCAAATGGAAAAAAGGGAAGACTTAGAAAAGATAGATATAGTTCTTTACTAATAGCTAATATGATAGCTAGACAAATGCAAAGAACTTTACAACCAGTAACATACGATATTATAGGAGAAGATACTAGGAATGTTGTCAAACATACTGGTCAAATGTATAAAGGACCAGATTGGTTTGTTTCTGGAGCTAATGATAATGACATATATACTGGAATATATAGATAAATGGGTGTATAGAGTTCGTATAATAGAATTATAATCATATTACAATACAATTAAAAAATTATGGCTAAAAAATATCCTAAAAGTGAGAGTATCAATACATCAGTTAACGAAGTTGGTGACGCATATGTAATGTGGGGAGACGATCTGGCCAGTAAACAGGAAGCTATCAAAGCATCATCAGGATCTTTGGAAGAATTTACTGGAATTCAAAAGGCCGAAGCTAGTCGCAGATACGGTCTTGATTACTCTAATCTTGGACCTAATATTTCTGGTCGCCCAGGATTAACTAGAGCAGACTACTACTATTTTAGACCAGATGAAGATATTCCAACTAAAATCAAAGATATTATCAGAAGAGCAGAAGATATTTATCAAAAAGTTGGATTAGTAAAAAATGTTATAGATCTTATGGGTGATTTTGCAGTACAAGGTATTAAATTATCTTCTGGTAAAGATAGAAGCGAAAGATTTTTAAACAATTTATATAAAACTGGAAATATTGTCATTAATAGACAAACAGCAAAATTAAGTGTTAAAGTTGTAGATAAACTATACCAGAGTATGGGATCAAGCGATCTTACAATCCAAGAATTAGATGAAATTAAAATAGAAAAAAGAGAAGTTCCTTGGAAATATACTTTTATAGATCCTTTCTTTGTAGAAGTATCTGCTGGAGCATTAGCTTCTTTCGTATCAGATAAACGATACGAATTAGTACTTCCAGCTAATCTTAGAAAAATCATTAATAGTCCTAAAACAGATAATGAAAAGAATATTATAAGTGGATTACCACCACAAATTATTGAAGCAGCTAAAAATAAAAAACCTTATCCATTAGATCCACAAAAAACAATTGTTTATCATTATAAAAAAGATGATTGGCAAGCTTGGTCATTTCCTATGATATATGCCATCATGGATGATATTGTGGTTATAGAAAAACTAAAATTAGCAGATATGGCAGCTCTAGATGGGGCTATATCAAATATTAGAATTTTTAAATTAGGTAGCCTAGAACACAAAATAGCTCCTACAAAAGCAGCAACAGCAAAACTAGCATCCATTCTTGGAAATAATGTTGGTGGTGGAACGATGGATCTTGTTTGGGGACCAGATATCGAGCTAATTGAAAGCAAAACTACTGTCCATCAATTCTTAGGAGAAGGAAAATATATTCCACATTTAAATAGTATTTATGCTGGCTTAGGTATTCCTCCTACATTAACAGGTACATTTGGTGCAGCCGGAACAACAAACAATTTCATATCTCTTAAAACACTAACGCAAAGATTACAATATGGTAGAGATGTGCTAGTTGATTTTTGGGAAAAAGAAATAGCATTAGTTCAAAAAGCTATGGGATTTAAATATCCAGCTAAGATAGAATTTGATAGAATGGATCTAAGTAATGAAGATGCAGAAAAAGCACTCTTAATACAATTAGCTGATCGCAATCTTATATCAGATGAATTACTACAAAATAAATTTGGTCTTGATGCAGATATGGAAAAATCAAGACTCAATAGAGAATTTAGAGAAAGGAAAAGCGATAGAATGGTCAGGAAATCTGGTCCATGGCACGATCCACAAATTGAAAATGCTCTCAGAAAAATTGCTCTACAGAGCGGAATTGTTACTCCGAGTCAGGTTGGTCTTGAATTAGATAAAAAAACAGCAGGAGAAAAGTCTGCACTCGATATGAAGCAGTCTTCACTGCCTGGATCTCCAACGAAGTTGGCAAAAGATTCGCCAGAATCTTTGCCAGGACAACCAGGAGCCGGAAGACCAAAGAATTCCAAAGATACTAATCAACGAAAACAAAAAACATTCAAACCCCAAACAGGTGCAGGACTAACAATATGGGCTGCTGACGCCCAAGATAAAATTAGTCAAATTCTAAACCCTATACTGCTAGAATTCTATTCCAAAAAGAATTTAAGAAGTTTATCTAATGAGGAGTCAAAAGAAGTAGAATCT